TGACGTTGCTTTTACCCAGAATACTTTATTGGTAGCGGCGACGCTTGCGATAGTTAAAGTACTGCCCCAATTAGCCATAGTAAGGGCGGTATCTGCGTCGGAATAGCTGTCATCGGCGGCGACTTGCCATTTAGCGGCGTTTGTGCCCTCGAAATAAATTTCGGTGTCGCCGTCAATTTGGTAGCCAGAATCGCAACGGACAGCGCATTTGTCGGCTTTAGATTCGGCTTGGCTTGCGTCAAGGGTAATGCTAAGCGGCAGGGTATCATCTCCGGAAGATATTTCTGTTCCGTCGACGCCGCCCGCCGTCGGGTTATTCATGTATATTCTCAAATGTTTAGCCATTATTATCCCTCCAAAATTCGATATTCGCTCTGTAATATTCTTTTTCATAACGGTCAACGTAGTTATATTTCTTAACTATGACGCGCAAGTTTTGAATTTCCTTCCCTGCCGTATCTCTTACTGTTACGGATGTCCGATTGTGCCAATATCCTTCTAGCACTTCCCAATTATCCGCTGATAAAGTCACGGAACAGGAATAATTGTTGCCGTCTTCGATATATCCGAAGTCCTGAATAACTTTCCCGCCAATAGTTTCAATTTGCGTTTGTCTATCGTCGGGGATAATTTCCCAATCTTCGGTGCGGAGCGTTTCGACCTCGCCAATTTTAATATGAATTGGAATCGCCCCCTATCGCGCCTAAAACTGCAGGCTCCACTCTGTCTGCTACTTTATCTGCCAATCCTTGAATATGTTCGCTATCCCAAGCGTGCGCCTCGTTAATGGTAATCGGAATATTAACGTTGTTAGTGTGGTGTTGCTTGATTTGCTGAAACGTAATTTTGTATTTGCGATAAAATTTCACTTAAAGCCGTAGCAAAATTTGAAAGAGTTACAGTTACTTCTTGAACTCCCTCCGACATTGGTGAAATCATTTGTGGAATTTCGGTTTCCAGATTTTCACTTAGTCCTGAAAATGTCATTGGTAGCTGATTCATTGAATCGTTTGCAGTTTGAATTACGGTCGGCAGTTGCGAAAAGCTTTGTACGGTTTCCGCAATGACGCTGGGCAATTCGGTATTTTGTGGAAGTTGCTGTGGTTCGATAGCTGATATTTGCTCCATAACGTCTTGCACAGCGGTCGGCAATTCATTTAATGAACCTGCCGCGCTTTGTATTGCCGTTGGCATTTCGGAAAAATTTTCTGATGTGCTTTGAATATTTGTCGGCAATTCGTTCAATGCAGAAGTTGTATTTTCAATAGGCTCGTTTAACTTAGTCAAGTTTTGTCCTGTGCTATTTATATCATCTTTCAAATCTTGGTAACTGTTTGTTATTAAAGTCGAACCGTCTGGTCGTTCGTAAGCTCTTAAATCACCAACACCACCTGCGGGCTTGTATCCTGCAGACTTTGCTAAATTATCAAGACTTGCGGCGGCTTTATCAGCAGAAGTTGAAACATTACCCATGCTCTTTGGTACATCTTTTAAAATATCGGGCATTTTTGGTTTTTCTGGTAATTCTGGCTTGTCAACATGTTTGGGCGAATTTCGATCTCTCCAATTCGGCAAAAAGCTTCTATCTGCTTTTTCTTGTGCGGCTCTGTATGCGTCCATTAGCTCTGGTGTCATTTGCTTTGCGTATTCGGGATTAACGCCCTGCTTAATCAACTGTTTGTAACGATAATCTTGTAAACCTTGATAACCGCCCTTCATAAAGGCATTAAATTCTTTAGCCTCTGACTTTAAGAGATTTAAAGCTTCTTGGCGTTCCTGCTTATTTTTTCTATCTGCTTCTTCTTGAGCGGCTTGAACTTGTTTGTAGTATTGTTCCCACGCTTTCGCTACTTGTTTTTCATAATTTTCCATAGCTTTAGCATAACTTTCTGCAGCCGCCTCTCTTTGTTGGGCTTCTGATTCAACTACTTTTGAGATTTTCTGTTGCGCAAGCTGTTCCGCCTCTGCCTTTTCCATTCCGGCTTGTATCCACGCATTTTTTTCTTTCTCGATATTAGCAAGCTTATTTTCAAATTCCGAATTATCGAGCGCGGCGACGCTTTGCCGAATTTCATTAAGCTTTGATTCTGTTTCCTCGTGCGCTTGCCTAATTTTTTGTTGAGCTAATTGCTCTGCTTGCGCTACATCTGCACCCTTTTGAATCCAAGCTTGCTTTTCCTTTTCGATTTGCGAAAGTTTTTTCTGCAGGTCGTTTTGTCCCAATGCGTTAATCTCGGCGGACAGTTGCTGATTTATTCCACTTACATAACTTGATAATTGTTGTTGTGCTAGCTGTTCTGCCTCTGCCTTTTCCATTCCGGCTTGTATCCACGTCTGCTTTTCGCGTTCAATATCTGCTATTCTTTTTTCAAGCTCGGTCTGTTCGCCCGCCGTGATTCTTTGCCTTATCTCCGCTAATTTTTGTTCTTTTTCCTGTTCGGCTTGAATTCTTTTTGCATTTGCCAATTCATAAACAGAAACTTCTTCGAGAACAAAAGAACTAGTATCCAAGCCTAAATCGTCTGCAGCTTGCTTTAATTCTTCAATAGATTTAAGTTGTGCATTTTCCCAATTTTCAATGTCACGCAACTGTTTTTCATAACTACTATGACGAATACCAAAAATAATATCTTCGGCGTCCTGAGCATTCTTTATTCGCCGTTCCTCTGTTTTTTCTAATTCTCCTTCTAATTTTTTCATTTGTTCAAGTGTTTCTTTATTAAGAGCTTGAGAATTAGCAGATTGCTCCTGTCGTATCCTATCTTGTTCTTTAGCCGCGTCAGCGACTGCTTTTTGTTCATGTTTCCAAGCGTCGATTTCATCGCGATAAGCAGCGATAGCCACATTAGTTGCATTAGGTATAGGCGAAGTCATTGCAGCAAATGCAGTTGTCGGAGCTACCTTCATCAAAGCAGCAAGGTCATCACGATAATCACCCATTGAAGAAAAAATTTTGCCGAGCGTTGTTCCTTCTGCCTTTGCCTCGTCGATCGCAGTAGATAAAGCGATAAGCCCGTCGGTAAATTCATGCAACATGCGCACGGGCAATGCCATTGCCTCGCCCAGAAACTTTATATTTTCCTTGTTATCGGCAATAATACTTGTAAGCTTACCGAATTGCTCTTGCAGTTTCGGAACAATTTCAGCGGCAACCGGCATTAAAGCTGAAGAAAATGTCGAGCCTAATTGAGCTGTCTGTGCATTAAGGGTATTTATTTCTCCTTGAATCGCATGAGCCCAAGTCGGGTTAGCTAAACCATTTTTAACAACTTTTTTAGCTTGTTCAATATTACCTTCTAAATCTTCTAACCATGTAACAACATCGCCGCTCCAAAACTTACCACCGACAATATCGCGAAAAGCCGCGCCATTACCCTCAGCTTGTGCGGATTTCAAAGCTTTACTCAATTCTATTGATAAATCCAGAGCGTTTTTCAAATGTCCTGTTTCGTCATAAAGCTCCGCTCCATAACGTTTCATAGTTTCCGCAAGAAGTTTATTTCTTTCGCCCGACTTTGTAATTTGCATACTGAAACGCCGAATTGCATTAGAAGCTTCATTAACATCAATGCCCGTAACTTTAGCGATAGTTGAAAATTTAGCCATATCTGCAATACTAAGTTGCAAACCGCGAGACATTACATAAAAAGAATCACCTGCAGCTATGGCGGGTTTTGCCATATCGAGCAAAGAACTTTCAATATTTTTGATAAGGACAGGCAAGCCAACCAATGTGCCAATAGCTACAACTGCTTTGCCAACTGGTGTAGGAATTTTTCCGATTGTGGAAAGAATAGTTGTAACTGCACCGTCAGCAGAACTGGTCGCAACACGTAGCTTATCAAAAGACGCTGCCAATTCATTTATCTTGCTCGATACATTCACTTTAATGTTGTTATAGCCGCCCAATAGACCACCTGTTGGCGCAGGAATTTTCTGACTTGCTAAGGATTTAAGTTGCTGTTCAAGTTGTCCTACGGCAATTTTTTCGCGAAGGAACGCTTGCTCGGCTTTATTCACGGCAAGAGCAGTAGAATTGGCATTACTGGCAACCTGCGCATAAGCCGCCAACAAAATATTCATTCTATCTTTTGTTATGGCAAGTTGTTGATTCAATGCTTTTTCTTGAATTTCGAGAATTTTAGTAGCATCTTTCACGCGGTCGAGACTAGCAACATCCGCCTCCATGCGCAGTTTAATGACGTTTTTTTCACGATTAAGCCGACCTAAATTTTCCGTAACAGTTTTATCAGCCGCCAAAATATCAGCTTGAAGTTGAGATAAATCTAAGCCCAGCTCGATGTAGAGTTTTTCTAAAGTCTGTCCGCTATTGCCCTTTGCCATTTCATCACCTCCGACTGCTTATAAAAATTGGTCTACGAAGCCTTCCTTTACGGCTTTATTCTTACCTTTTTTATCGCGTTGCTGTTCTGATGCCGCGTCGATTTTGCTATCCAAAACTTCCATATCGAGCAAAAGTTCTAAGTCAGTATTATCAATGTCGGCAATAGTCATATGATAATCCGCCAACCAGCGGCGATAAAACGCCAAACAAAATTCATAGGGCGTCAAGTCAACTTTTATTCGGAAATCTTGCCGCCCTTTTCGACGTTTTTTTCTACTTCCTCGAATTTCGCCGTGATTCTGCCGAGAATATATCCTGCGCAATCTCTATAGGCTTGAGTAATCTCCGCAATATCGAAGGTATCAAGCAAATCATCTGCCGTGAACTTCGCGCCGTAAATATCGGCAAGAAAGTCGCAACGCTTTTCAATAAAATCTTCTGCGTAAATGTCATTGTGATTTTTATCGAATTCAAGAAGTCTGCGCCACGCTCTGCCCGTCGGACGCGGCATTTCATATTTCTTTTCGTTTACTGTGATTATCGGTCTTTCCATAATTATTCCTCCAGATTTCTCCCGATTCAAACAGAAAAGCCGCTCGTTTTGAGCGGCTCTCTGCCTTTTCTCTCTAGAATATTCTTACGATTGAACCGTTGACGCGGGTATAATCTCCTTGAAACTCGTTAATCGCGATTGTGACAACATGGGTTTCGGGTGTGCTCGTCGACATTACCTGTTTGGCGAAAAACCAGTAGTTAGTACCCTTTGAGGGTTGCCTGCCGACTGTCATCAATGGCTCGTAACTTGCGCCCATCAATCCTTCTACCGCCGACCACGCCGACTGATACTTCTGCGGCATGTTTCCTTTCGTGCAGTCATAAAACTCAAACTCAATCGCGCCCAAAATCGGATTCGCCGCTTGCACTTGCTGTTTCACCAGCTCGAAAATGCCTTTGTTGCCCTCTTCGGAGAGCCAACTAAATGCGTAGTTCAAATTTTCTTCTGCCATTTCAAAATCACTCCTTATATTAATCTGAATTCGGCTCGCCGCCAGTGGTGGTATACCAAGCATTTGTTATCGTTACACTTTTAGAATTCGAGGAATCCGCTTTTGAATAAAATGCGTTGTCATACTCTCTTGCAATAAAATTCCCGTCAAGTGACGGTGAAGTAGGTTGCATATTTTCTTCTTGCGTTGACACATCCTCATTGGTTTCAGTAAACTTTCCTTTAAAAAACTTATAAAACGTCGAACCGCCAGTAAAATTAGTCGCCTCAAAGAAAAGCGCAACATACGGCGGCGCATCGTCACCTTTTGCTATCATTAAACCAGTCGTGCTATTGTAAGAATGTCCAAGTAAAATTGCCTGGTCTTCAAGCGGAATATCTGTTGTCTCAACCGACAAACCGAGCGATTTAAGACGCGTTTTAGTTGCTACTGCGGCATTATCGCCGTAAATCGTTACAGTTTCAGTCTCCTTAGTTATTGTCGCTTTTCTCGCGTGGCCAAGTTTTTTCGGTGTGCCGTAAGTTGCGCCTGTATTGTCATCTTTCGTCAAAAGCGCGTAATAAACATTTTTCAAGCCGTCTTTTACGCCCAATTTCTGTACTTGTGTTTCTGACATTAAAAATCACCTCTCTAAAAATTTTTAGGTACTGAAATAGTAAATCTCAATACCCGATTAAAATTGCCGTCGAAAATATCCTGCGCGGAAGTACGAATAAAGCCCAATTCGAGCATAACAGTTTCAACGGCTAATTCCAGTTCCTCATAATCATCATTATCAGTAACGATAGCGACTTGATAAACGGAGCGAAAAAAAAGTTCTCGATTATCACCAAAAAAAGCAGGAACATTTGAAATCTCGCTATAGACAATATGGGGATAAGTCCCGTCATATTCGCGATAATCTTTAGTCACAGGAGCGGCAACATTTTCAAGCGCGGCTTTAACTCGTCTTTGCAGTTCGGACGGCGTCATTTTCTAATCGCCGCCCTAATTTTATCTTTTGAATGATTTATCATCTCAATTTTTTTAGCCTGATAAGCGGGTTCCATAAAAGCTTGTCCACGGGGGCCGTACTCAATCAAAGGAGCGTAACAATATCCTTTATCGTCCGTAGCGTCGGCAACAATCAGAATGGTATCTTTTTTGCCGCTATCTTCAACATGAATGCTATCGCGAAGTCTGCCGGGGTGTTTGAGTTTAAATTGGCGACCTCTATAAAAACCTTTTTCAACGGGAGCTAACTCACGCGCCGCTTGCGCAAGGGTCTCCGCGTTATCTTTCAATGATTGTCTTGCCGCCTCTGCCGCCTTTTCGCCGTAACGGTCTAAAATATCTTTTATGCTGACACCTGCTTTTCTACGTTTAGCCAATTATTTCACCTTCTCCCTGCAAGTAAGTAATAAGAATTGGTGCTTTTCATTCACGTCCCGCGCAGGCAATATTTGCTCAAAAGTTCTGCCTTGATAAATGATTCTGTCGTGAATAGTGATTCCTTCACGATAACGAATTGTGATTCTGAATTCCAGCTCAGAAACTTTTTCTGCAGTGCCGTCCTTGACATATGCGCCGTAACTTTCGATTGACGCACAAACATTTTTTATTTCCCGATAAGCAGGGTATCCGCGCAAATTTACGCCTCTGTCATTAGTGATTTTAACGGGCTGTTGAATCGTAACACGTTTGCTAAGTTCTTCCGAGCGAACTTTGAAAGGATTAAGCATTTATTCCGCCTCCTCAAAGCGATTGCTAAGAAGGATTTTTCTTTGAATATCGCGGAGCCGCCCGTCGACGTTAGTATCTGACAGCATATCGAATTCACGCCGTACCCATAATTTGATATATTGGCGCACGAGCGGATTGTCATCGGCTAGATTTTTTCCGGTCGCCGTCAATAAATCTGTTTTAGCCGCCGCAATCAAGTCGGCTAAGGTTTCATCATGTGCGGTGTTATCGCTGTCTACGTTCAAAAAATTTTTCAGTTCCTCAACCGTCATACAATCACCGTCCTCACCTGCCTATTAGCCGTTTTAAGGCGTTTTCAAGGACTTTTAGTATCAAAGGTCGTGTAAGCCCTTAAAAACGCATTCTGGGCGATTCTGGAGCCTCTACGGGGCATTTCCAAATCTAAGCTTTCTTGATTCTGAGGAAACCATTTTTGCGAACAACTTGTCCTCCGAAAAAGCAATTACCACGAACAGCTTTTACACCTGCGCGGAATTTAAAATCATCGGAATATTTTACTTCCATAGGCGAAAATTCAACGAGTAAATAATTGGAGAGCGGTCCGTATGCCATGCAATAAGCACCGGTCACCGTATCACTTGCTACAAGCGATTTACACGCCGAATTGATAATAAAAGGAACGCCGTTAATATTCCCGCTGTTGCCGCTAATGCGAATGTCATAGAATTTTTGTTTGGTCGAAGTTCTTACTTTTGCAAACGCAAGCAAATCAAATTTATTTAAAATCAAGACAGCAGGGTCTTCAACCTCTTCATCGCCGCCAAATTGATATACAATTTCGTCAAGTGTAGTATCGGTAATTTGAGAAATAGAAATATCAGTATTAGCATCAATAGCCTTTGTTTTTGCGGCGTTGAAAATACCGACAAGTTGATTTGATTCGCCTGAACCGACAAGAATTTCTCTCGTCAACAATTTGCGCATTGAAGTCCTAATATTTTGAAACACAATATCGGCATAAGGCGCAGCGGGCAACTTTTCGAGTTCTTCTGTAAGTTCCGCGTAAGCAGTAATTTTAGCTTTATCAATATCTACGTAATCAAAATGCGTTTCAGCTTCATGTGCATCTTGACCTTCAGTCGTATAACCGCCCGTATCAATGCCTGTGATATAAGGTTGCGTAAATTTTTCGCCGCCGTTCAAGCTCAAATGCGCGACCGCGTCGACGAGCGAAGAAACAACAGGGAAGTCGGGATTTATATTCGAGCTAAAACTTGACGGTACAACGATAGTAGCAGATTCTCCTGACGCAGGAGTTACAGTCACAGTACGCAATTCACCAAAAGTACTGAGCGGCGATTTTACTTCGCGTTTTTCTCTCAAATCTTTTCCTGCCTTTTCGCGCTTTTCGAGTTCAGAATCAAGGCTAACGTTGCGCCCTTCATTTGCAGAAATAAAGCCATGTCCTGGAACATAATTAGCCGACGTGCCAATCAGCGTTGAGTTTGCCAACATTCTTTCTTCGTCCGTAAGATTATCTTTTTTATCTTCGGGCTTATTAGCTGATTCATTTTGTGCGCTACGCAATGCTGCAATGTCGTCATTAAGCGTCATAAGTTGCTGATTGATTGATTTAACTTCTGCAAGGTCTTTACTCTCATTAGACTGCTTAATCAAATCTGCGCGGCGTTCTTCCAATTTCTTAATAAAATCTTCCATAATTAAAAACCTCCAAGAATATTATTTTTCAGCTTATATATTTCAAGCTCTGCGGCGTCGTTGTCCAACGACTGAGTATTGGCATTATCCAATGCCTTTTTTGCGCTCTCCAGCGTACTCAAAGCGCGAGCGTGAATATCAGTGGATTCATATGCAGGGAATGCAACTGCGCTAACCTCAAAAACCCGACCGATTTTCTTAATGCGGCGTGTCGGCATATCCGACTTTAAGTCCTGCCATTCTTCAGCGTCAACGATAAAAGCAAGTGACATTCCAGAAATATCTTCGCGCTCAACTGCCGAATATAAAGCTTTAGCGTCGGGATTATTTTCGGTGTCGATTTTAGCCCGAATTGCTAAGCCAACGTCATCAACTTTAAGCGTCATAGTGCTGTTGCCGTTATTACGGCGCGACCTCGCAAGTGGTATCTGCTTAAAGTCATGATTTATGAACAAGGCAACGTCGCGAAGTGCATTTTCATTATCAAACGCGCCTCTATCTATGACTTCATAAAAATAACCGCCAATATTTGTTTTTTGCTCAAATACGGCGGCGTGCCCTTCGATATATTTTTCGTTTCCTTCGCCTGTCATAGCTCGAAATTCCTTCAAGCCATAACAGCGTTGTTCAGTTTGTTTCATCAAAATCACCTACTGATTTTTGCTTACTCATCTTCGCCTGATAATTATCGGCATCAAGGGCATTTATATAATTGAGCGATTGCAATCTGCGATCACCGCCCTCAATCGGAGCCATTCCGTAAAGTTCGCGCATTTCATTTAACGTCATTAATCCTGTATCGCGGGCTAATTGTGCAAGTTCACGTTTTTCGGCGGCGTCCATATACGAAACACGGGAATAATAGCACTTTATGCGGTGTCCTACGTCTTTTTCACGTGGAGTAAAAAGTCTTTCCGAAAAAGCCTGTTCAAACTCAATAATAAAATTCTCAATGCACGTCTGATAAAATGCTGCGTGTGCCTTGCCGTCAAAATCGCCGCTTAATATTGCCTCTGAAATCCCGTATCTTTCGCGAACAATATCCTTAAGAAATTTCAAAATTGTTTCGGGTACCGTCGGGAATGCTTTGTTAATCGGCGTGTAATTTCCTTCAAGCCCGACCGCAACTATCCCGCTGTCAGACTTATAAATTCTACTTTCAAAATCTTTTGCCGCCTCCTCAAGCGCGGCTTTTTCTACGACCGTTTTAACAGACAAGACGCCATTAAGATTTAAGCTCGACGCTATCATTTTCGGAAGTCCCTGTAAAATTTCGTCAAGTGTTTTAAGCGAACGTAGCGTATTGGAATCATCAACTGCGCCGTTATCATTGCCGCCGCCCATAACAAGCGAAACACCTCTGCGCCATTTCAAATGTATCACTGCATCATATGGCAAGATATCTGACGAGCCGTCTTGCCAATAGAATTTAATCGCCCAGCGTTTAGGATTATCTTCATAACGTCCCAATTCGGCAGAAACAGGATTCAGCGGATAAAATGCAGTATATCTTTTAATCTCTTCGCCACTTTTATTATCCTTATAGACTTCATAAAATGGATAAATAAAGCAGTTAGATTTTTTACGTCTAAGCCACTCGCAAGCCGATAAAAAATCTTTCACTGTTTGCAAAGGATTAGGCTGATATTTGAAAAGGCGCGTGATCGCGTCGGTCTTACGAACAATGCTATTTTCTTTCGCTACTACCGATACAACTTCAATCTTCCCAATTTCGCTAGCTATTCTATCAATCGCGTTATTAACGAAATCGGAAAAATAAATATCGTTGCCGAATGACGAAAAAACTGCCCTTGAATCGCTCAATACTTCGGTAATTATCTTTCTTTCCTTATTCTCATTATCGAGCATATATTTTATGTATCCGCGTCGATTTTTTTTTGCTTTAAAAATCAAATCCTAACCTCCTTTCTACACTCGGCTTTTTTGTAGAAAAATATAGTCGCTTCTAAATCGGCTAAGCGTCGCATAGGCAATCATTAGTGCAACGGCCCCGTCAATGCGATTTTTAGCAGAGCCGTATTTTTTCACGGGCATTTTCAAGCCAATATCATTAAGTTTTAAGGCGACGTTACGCAAATTCCAACGTGTTATTGGATTATCGTTGTAATTTATTTTTTTCAAAGTCAAGTCACTTTCTAGCGAAGACATTGCGCCATTCAATGACATAAAGTCCATTCCGATTCTTTCGAGTACGTCAGCACCGAACACGGCGGCTAGTCCGTCTTTAATTCCGCGAGCGTGCCAGTTGTCAAATCCAATTTTGAGCGGGCGAACATTATAATTTTTTAGCAAGCCGACAAACCACGCGATAACGGCGTCGGGGTCAACTTCATTTCCCGCGCAGATTTTTACCAATCCTTGTCGCGCCCATTCCACATAATTTTTTCTTTCGGGATTCAGCGGATTATCTTCTAAAATTGCTTCTGCTTTTATTTCGGGAATAAAATACATAGTCAGCGCGTGTTTTTCGAGCGTCGAAGGATTAACAAATAATGCAACTGCTGCCGTCAAGTCTGTTGTCTCTGAAAAATCAAAGCCACCAATATACATTTGCCCGCGAAAAAGTTCCATATCGAAAGTTCCTTTATTCGTGATAACGTCCTCAGTCAACCACGCCTGCGCGGAATTCTGCTTAATGTTAAAATCCTTCGCCAGTACAAATGCCCTTGTCGACGCCGATAATTTAGCATCTTCAACCATGCCGCGCAGAAAAGACCATTTCTTCACAATGCCTAATGACGGATTGCTTTTTAACCATGATTTTTCATCGCGCCAAATTTCTTCCTCATTATCCTGCGCATACCAAAAAATTAAGAAATTCGGCTTTTCTACTTCGCCGTCTAGAACTGCCGCTGCAAGTTTCAATCGCTCGTCAAGATAGCCTTCATCGGTAAAACCTTCGGTTGTCAGTTCAAGATAAAGACTTTCCTCTTGCGTCGAAAGTGCTTGCTTTATCGGCATAATCAATGCGTCGTCTTTCAGCTCGTGCACTTCATCAACGACACCGATTTTAATATTGCGCCCTTCTTTAGCAGAAGTCCGCGCAGATATTTTCCTTATGGAGCCTTTATTTTGACTGGTAAACTTTCCGACGTGATTTTTTTGTCGAAGACTGCCAAAAAACAAACCTTTTTGGTTACGCCGAGTACACCTAGCCAACTTTGGCGACGCCTCACGCATTGCGTCTGCCGCCATAAAAAGTAAATCTGCTTGATCATAATCATTTGAGCCAAAAAGAATTTTTGTGCCCATTTCGCCGCAACACCATTCCGACAACGATATTGCGCTTGCAAAAGGCGTTTTGCCATTTTTGCGGCCGACAACCAACAATACTTCCTGATATTTGCGAACGTACCTTCCGACTTCTTCATTGTAAATTTTTATCGCGAAGATAGCCTCGATGACAGCTTTTTGCCAAGTCATGAGCAGAAAAGGTTTACCTGCAAAAGGAGCCTCTGAATGTCGGCATTCACGCTCAATAAATCGTATTCGTTTTTCTGATTCTGCGAAGTCAATCTGCAGATTAGGATTCTCTAAATCAGCGATAAGCAATTCAATTTGTCGCCGAATGTAATATCCGACAATCACCTTGCCGCTTTGAATCTCTTGCCAATAAACGCGGATATATGAATCGCTCATGATTTTAATTTCCCGTATCTGTTAAACACATCAAGCGCATTTTTAATCGGAATAGCTCCTTCGCGAACAAGCTTAATGCAACCTTCGCTATTATTGGAAACTGCAAAAATATCGCGTCTATAGTTGGCGGCATAATTACTGGTTATAAGCGAGCCGCTTTTTAATGCCGCTTCCACAACGATAATCCCCTTACAAAGTCCTGCAACAATTCTATTGCGAGCGGCTAAAGTACCAGCGGTCGGAACAAGTGGGGGATAAAATTCGCTTAAGACAACACCTTTTTCGGCTATCTGTGCAAGAAATTTTTCGCGTTCAAATGAGACTTTACAATTTACACCACAACCTAGCACAGCGACAGTCCGACCCGTTTTCAATGCTCCGCTATGTGCAAAAGTATCAATACCTTTAGCCGCGCCGCTAACAACAGTAAATCCTGCCGCCGCAATTTGTTCGCCAAGCTCCAAAGCGGCTTGTTGTCCTAATGGAGTATTTTTTCGCGAACCAACGATTGCTATTCGTTGTGCAAACGGCGCAAGCTGTCCGCGATAGTAGAAAAACATAGGCGGCGAATCAATTTCTTTAAGCAATAGCGGATAATCTTCATCGGAAATACAACACAAATTTATTTTCTCTTTGTCACAATAGCTAATAAGCTTTTCGGGCGCATCGAGGTGTTTTTTCCGCCACTGAATAAAAAATTCGAGCGCATTTTTTCTAACGCCCGAATTCCAAATATCAATCTCATCAGCGAACCATGCAACTTTTGCGCTACCGAAATATTTAACAAGCCGTGCAATACTCCTGTTACCAAATCCAATTACACTACCTATTGCTGCCATATAATATTTTTCAAACATAATCATCAAGTCCTAAATCTTCTTCGCCGACGTTAGCTCCTAGAATCTTTGCTAGTTTGAAGATAATATTCGTATAACCTGCTCTAACTTTTGGCAATTCCCTTGATACCGGAAGTGATTTTTGCCGCGTCGGGTCCTTCGGGTCAACTTTTATCAATCCCGATTGTCTTACAATGTCATGAAGTCTATTGAGTTCAACGCGAAGTCTAGCGGCTTCTAAAATTTCGCCGTCAACAAGTTGAAGTTGTTTTTCGTCCACATCGGCGAAAAGAGCCTTAATTCTCTCGTATTCTTGCCTAACTTCTATCAAGCTCACACCTTCTTTCTCATCTTCGCCCGTTTTCCGGAAAAGTCAAAAATTTAGTGTCGGTTGTAAAAGTG